TCCAACTCGCTTGTTGGTCTTTCATGCTTTGCTATTCTGTTTGACGAGATTGGTACTTATAAGAACACCGCAGGCTCTTCTGGTGGCGACCAGCTTTATCATAACCTTGTTCCTGCAACCAAGACATACGTCCGTAAGGAGCCTGTTCTTGATGAGAACGGTAACGAAAAGAAGAATGCCAAGGGCGAGATTGAGATGAAGTCGGTTATCGATGGCCGAGTCATCTGTATCTCAACGCCGCGTGGTAAGGAGGGCATCTTCTATGAACTATACAAGAATGCAGAGAACGTTGACCATCGTTTTATGATGCGGGCACCTACATGGGTTGTCAATCCAAACCTGCCGAAGCATCTTTTGCTGTCCGAATCGCCTGACATGACCGACATGAAGTTTGCGATGGAGTATGGCGGCGAGTTCTTTGGTACGGCTGGTGAATCATTCTTCAGCCCCGATGATGTTGACCGAGTATTCCGCAATCATCACCTACCATTCGTGAATCACGGTGTTCCAGGCATTACTTACTTTGCCCACTTGGACCCCGCGACTTCAAGCCATAACTATGCTCTTGTAATTACGCATCAAGAGGAAAGGCTTGATAGAGAAACCAACAAGCGTGATTACGTTGTTATAGTTGACCACATTATGTATTGGTCGCCGACTCCCGACAAGATGATTGTCGTGGACGAAGTTGATGAATATGTCATCGAACTGAACAAGCGATTCCACTTTGGCGAAGTTACTTATGACCACTGGAACAGCAAGGCGAGTATACAAAAACTTAGAAAACATGGTATACCCGCGCGTATGACTCCGTATACGAGACAGTATAAGCAAGAGATATATGACAACCTGTTCCAGCTAACTATCTCGAAGAGACTGCTTTGTCCGAGACACAAGCTTCTAGAGACGGAAATGAAAAACTTGCAGCGAAAGTGGCAGGGCAATAGCTTCAAGGTTATGCCGAAGCCGGATGGTGATTGTACGACGGATGATATTGTCGATGCTCTTGCTGGCGCGTGTTTTAACGTCCGAGGCAAGGCTACACAGGGTTTGCCACAAGGAAAATTGATCTCAATGCCAGTATCACCACAAGGAAACAATGTTGCATGGCGGTCAATGCAGGGCACGCCGTATGGCGTTGGCTCAGGCCAACAAGTCATGAATGAGCTAGGTAAGAAAACAAGGGTTCACCCCCTATGGCATAGGAAATAAGGAGCAATTATGTCTTTCAACCTGAAAAATAACAAGAAAGTCGCTCAAAACAAGCCTTACCCAAAGAGGCTCGTTGACGACCAGAAAGAACTGGGTGAATCCATTGGTTCGGAGACGGATTCATACCAAGGCAGGCTTGAAGATACTCGCGGCGAAGGACAGGGCGAGAATCTTGATATTGTCATGGAAAGCCAGATGACTTCCGACGCTGCGGGCTCCCATACCAACGATGCCTCGCAAGTCGAGACCATTGAAGCACAGATGGAAGCCGCCAAAGACGGTTATATACCACATAGAGACCCGCATGTTGATGACCACGTTATGAAGCCAATAGACGCTCTTGCCGAGGCTCATCATCAGAAGTATCGTAAAGCCTATCTTGAGATGGAAGACGATGGTGAGACCGAGTTCTGGGACAGTAAGCTTGGTGTTCAGCAGCACAACGACTATCCCAAGAAGACAACGGCAGACCCCGCTTCGGCGAGCCAGCTTGCAAATCATCCCGAGAGGTTTGAGAGTCTTGCATCGCAGCCCACTGAGGTTGATGTTGATACGAACGCCGCCAATGCGGATAAGGAAGATAAAATGAAGAAGCTTCAAGCTGCATCTATCAAGGATATTGACCAGGCTTTGTTTGATATTTTCTACAAGGCAGCATCAGAAGAGCGAGAGCTTACAGACGAAGAGGCGGGCGACATTGTTGAGATGTCGCATGTCAAGGCGTCGATGCTGTCTGAGATTCAGAAGATATCAGAAAAGGAAGAATGAACTTCAACCTACGCCATTACAAGGAAGCACGAAGAGGCTCTGAGCCTCCGCAGGTTTTTACGCGCCCATATTTTCGCCAAGAAAGAGATGTCTACGACACGACGCATTCTCCCAACGACGGAAAGGGTGATAAGCTAACTACTCCCGGCAGCGAAGGCTTGCCCGGTCAGCCAGGAGATATGTCTGCTCCTGCATTCGGAACGAGAGGTCGCGACGGCTCTCCTGAGCCAGATGACTTCTCAGAGTTTGGTTCGCGTGACGACAGAGATATTCGAGACCCGAACAAGAAGCTTCCCAGAGATTCGGACCCTCCCAATCCGTTTGCCTCTGATTTTCTTGGCAGCCAAGACACGCAATACGGCAGCGGCCAAGACACTGATTATGGGCAGGCCCAGCACGACGGAACGAATCGCGAGAGGTCAGATTCGGCCCTTAGTATGGAAAACACTGTGCAGAGACAGCTAGGCGAGAGCGGCGAGCTTGACCGTAAGCCCGCAATCACAAACATGCCATCAGGCAGCAGTTATAACTCATTGCTAGAAAATGACGATACACCATTAGGACGCATCCGAAGAGTCCAGAGGAGATAAATATGAAGCTCAAAGTTACAAACAAAGCAGGTGGCGAACTGTTCATTCGCGCGGTTGGAAGAACATACAAGGTTGGCGCTACCATCAAGATGACCTCTGAACAATATCTTGATTCCACGACGCAAGCAGCAATACGTAATGGATTCTTGGAGTTGCTCGAAGGACAAACGGAAAAGAAGCCAGACGGTGTGTTCTATGTCAATATCCACCGCAATGAACTGTCGTTTCAGTCTCTTGAGATAACGGTCCCCAAGGGGGCCAGGTTCTTCGTTCCCACGGAACACGTAGAGGACATGGAGATTGTCATTGCTCACGGCAACGGCCATATCGAGTTGGCTGATGAAATCGACGCAAAGATTGCGGCAGCAGAGAAAAAGAAAGCCGATGCGCAGTCAGAGGTCGAAGAAGAGCCCAAGAAGACAAAGCGGGTTACAAAGAAAAAGACAACCAAGAAAGCCGCCAAGAAGACCACGAAAAAGTCTACAGAGAAGAAGGCTTCTACCAAGACAAAAACGGTCAAGCGAGTCAAGGCAGAAGAACCAGCGTCAATCGACCCTAACGAGGGACAGGTTGAGACTCACCTTCCTGAAGCTAAGAAAGTAGACACCCCAAAGGGCATGTATGCTCATGACCCAACGGGCGAGGGAATGACGGTTCGAACAGCCGAGAAGCCTGAGTCAAGTCCAGAGACGCAGACCAAGGAAGCCCAGAACGATTTCGATGACTTGTTTGTAGATGATTCGCAAGAAGTCGGCGAAGCTTTGACGTTTGTTGACCAAGAACAAGATAGGGAACGGTTTGTTCAGCTTCGAGGCGAAGACATGCCAAACAACGACGAGGTTAGCTAAGTGTGTTAGATACTATTCTGAAAGAGCTTGCAGTGTTTGGTATATCCGTTGAAGACGGAGCTTATACCATGCGCGGTAAGCCTATGCAGGGTAAAGAACTTATCGAGACGCTTGAAAGTAAGGTCAAGAGAAATAAGAAGCTTCTATGGGCGATGTGGCACGAGGTTTGTTCAGAGCTTCGTAGCGAGACAGAAAACTCGATGCCCGCAGATTCGCTCAAGAACCTCTTCGTTCCAGCGATGCAGCATCTATACGATATTTGCTGCTACTTCGGAGAGCTTGATTCATGCGGTATAACTAAGAAGCTACGAGAATCTCTAGACAGAGATGTTGAGTCATTTTCTGGCGCAACTATGTCTCGTATCATTGACTACTCTATAGGCATTCAGTGGCTAACGCATCTTGTTCGTAGAGATATGTATATCACGCATCTTGTTCTCAAGCTGCAAGAGCCACGAAAGGCAACTGCGGTCGGCGTATCTGGGCCTTGGTCTAGAACAGACATCCCTATGCGAGAACGAGCATTCAAGTGGGATGAAATCGCGGAAGAGACTGCTGGCCGCGCCAGCGACAGACGGCATCAGCGGAGATACCGCATGGGTCTAGAACAATACAAAGACCCATGGCCCAATGAAGGGTTTTATTGGAGAGAGATTCGTAACGAGCCATTTAGCTTTAGCGACAACTCCTCGAACCCGTATCCGCACCGTAACGTACTTTGGAGGTCATAATGACTAAGCAAATAACAAAAGAGGCGCAGCAATCTCTATTCGATTTTCTTGTTGACCTCATGCCAGATTTACAGATCATGAGGGTCAAGCAAGGGCCTTCCTCAGAAGAGAAAACGCTTTTCTCCATGTGGTCTGATACTGCGAATAAGATTACTGGAAAAAAGTTTCATCGTCCACCTACGATGAGCGAGACTGAGGTTGCAAAGCTAGAGAATGCTGGATTGATTCAGGTTCAAGGCCGCAGTCTTCGTGT